TTCAGTCTATTCTGTCCGATATGGATTCAGAAGATGTGAACTCTATCAGCGATACTAACGAAGCTGAACAGATAGCTTCTGTTATCGAAGATACATACTATAATATCATATCAGCTAGGGATATACCAGAGCACCAACAGCTTCTCAAGCTAACTTCATTGTCTGACAGCACCAGACCTACACACTTTAGGTATCCTGACAATGTAAAACAAATTGAGAGTTTGTCTTATAATATAGCTACTACAGGAAGTAATTACAAAAGTATTTACTATGTCCATCCTCTAGAGTTTCTAGAGAAGATGGATGATCAGTCTAGTGCTTCACTTAAAGTAGCAGACAAAGTAGGTAACACAGATTTATTTGTCTATAACAATGTTGACCCTAGCTACTATACTTCTTTCGATGATTACCATATTATTATGGACGCTTATAAATCTTCCTCAGGTAATACACTAGAAGCTAATAGAACAAGAGCATATGGTACTGTCTATCCAACCTTTACTATCTCAGATAGCTTTGAGCCAGACCTAGATGACAACATGTTGCCTTACCTTTTAGCTGAAGCTAAGTCAACTTGTTTCTCTTTGTTTAAGGCTGGGTCTGATCCTAAGGTAGAACAACAAGCTAGACGCTTAAAGTCATACGTACAGAACGATATGCACAGAACAAAAAGAGCAAACAAAAGGCCATCCTACGGAAGAACATAATGCTAGACTTTACAGAAGACACAGTAAACCAAACCTGTGTAGCTAAGTCAGAGAAGTTAGTTACAGAAGTTACAATATCAAAAGAGATCAGTCCTTTTTCTTTCTTTGTTATTAACTTCAAGAATGGTAAGGTACCCAAGGAACTCAGTGGACGATACACAAGCGTCAATGCAGCTAAGAAAGCCTTAGAGAGTTACCTAAGAAACAAGCCTAAGTCTCGTACAGTCCAAAGAAATGAGTACGCAGACATGAGAGAGAAAGAACGTAATGCCGCAAAGTCTAGGTCAGAAGGCAGTTAACAACTTTGTCAGGGGTTTGATCACTGAAGCTGGTGAGCTAACGTTTCCTGAAGGTGCCTCTGTAGATGAATCAAATTGTGAGCTACGTAGAGATGGCTCAAGGAGAAGAAGATTAGGAGTAGCTCTAGAAAGCAACTACGTCCTGTCTTCTTTTACTGTTTCTGACAGTGAGATTGTTCACACTGGTGATTGGCTAAACGTAGGTGGTAACGCTGACCTTGAGTTCTTGGTTGTACAAAAGGGTTCCAATCTCTACTTCTATAATAAGTCAACACTACCTTATTCTTCTCAAGGGTACACAGACTATGTAGACTTAACTGCCCATGAGTACTCAGGTTCTTCTGGGGCTGAATCAGCTAAGTGTCAGTTCGCTAGTATCAACGGTAATCTGATTGTTTCATCTGAAGCTATTAATACTATCTATGTGACTTTTAATAGTGCTAGTGTAGGTAATGAATTTTCTAGTGTAGAAATTTCTTTTCAAGTTAGAGATTTTGATTGGCAGGGTGACACAGATACCTATAAGACAGCAGGTGCTACAAACGCAGCAAGAACGTATGACACAAAGAATGCTGGGTGGGTAGGAACTAAAGGTGAGGCAGCTAGAAGTACTTGGTCAGCAGCTAACTCAGGTAATTACCCACCGCTTACACACCCTTGGTACGCAGGTAAAAACTCTACTAATGACTTCGATGCAGCAGAGTGGGATAAAGTTTTTGCTGGTAACACATTAACCTCTAACGGTCACTATCTTGTTGACTTCTTCAACAAAGTTAGATCGGGTCTATCTACTGAAACTATAGGCACAAGATTTAAATCTGTAGCTTCCTTTGGTGGTCGTGTGTTTTACTCAGGTGTTGCAGATGCTAAACATGCGGGTCACGTTCTATTCTCTAAAGTTGTAGAAAGTGTAAACGATCTAGGTATTTGTCACCAAGTAAATGACCCAACTGCTGAATACTTAAATGATCTTTTGGCTAGTGATGGTGGTGTTCTTGTTATACCTGACGCAGTTAACATCCAGCTTCTTTACCCTTATCAGTCAGCCTTGTTTGTCTTTGCTGAGAATGGTGTCTGGCAGATCACAGGTGTAGACGGAGTATTCTCTGCTGCTCAATACGGTATTAACCGTGTGTCTAAGGTAGGTCTTCTAAATCCTCAGACATTTATAGCTGCTGAAGGTACACCTTTCTGGTGGTCAAGGTTTGGTATTCACACACTTACGACTGACTCAGTGTCAGGCCAAGGTCAAGAACAAAATATAAGCTTGACAACTATTCAAAGTTTTTGGGATAATATAAACACCTCAGTTAAAAATAAAGTAACTTCTGTTTACGATAGCATCAACAAGAAAATTTATTGGGCTTATCCTAATAATAACGAAGGTGTAGCATCTAAGTTAAATAACTTTCTCATTCTTGATTTAGCTCTTCAGGCTTTTATACCTTGGACAGTTCCAGATCAGACATCAAGTACAGATTGTGTAGTAGGTCTAGCATTCTACTCAGGTTTTGGGGCTGCTGAACTTGAGCTTGACGTTACCTCTAACAGTGGTGCAGATGATGTCGTAACATCTGCTGGTGATGATGTTGTATCAACTCAGGTTTCAAGTTTTGCTACTGGTGACCCAGCTTTGGTTCTCGTAGTAAGAGAGGGAAGCAGCAATAAGATCACTATGGCATCCTTTAGTAGTGAAACTTTCTTGGATTGGGGTGACACAAACTACTCATCCTTTGCTGTCACAGGTTACGACTTCGTAGGTGATCTAGTGACAAAGAAGAATGCACCCTACATTGCTGTCTACTCAAGATTAACAGAAGAGGGTTTCACAGGTAATGCTATAGATGGCTATGAATCTATCAGACCATCTTCTCTTCTGGTCTCAGCAGCTTGGGACTTTGCGGATACCTTTAGTTCTACACAACAAGCTTATAGACTAAAGTATCCTGTTGTAGTTGACCCAACTAACTTATCTAACTTTGCGTACCCTGAAGATATTATAGTCACCAGACTAAAGATCAGAGGTCATGGCAGGTCTATGAGAATTAAATACGAAAGTGAACAAGGCAAAGACTTTATCCTTCTAGGATGGGGTATGATCCAAGGAAGGAACACTAGGTTTTAATGTCAGAATATACAATACGTGATGCAACCGAACAGGACGTATTAGAAGTTGTAATAGCAGTCAAACAGTTCTGTAAGGAAATACCCCACCCAGCTTGGAAAAGTTTTGAAGCTAACAAAGTAAGCGAGTTACTTACAAATCTAATCAGACACGAACTAGGTCTTGTTAAGATTGTAGAGTACGAAGGAGAAATCGTAGGTGCCTTGATTGGAGTAATCAGTAGCCTACCTATTAATAATCTTACCTTCGCACAAGAGTTAATGTTCTGGATAGAACCTGAACATAGAAACGGAAAGACAGGACCAAAACTCATAGATCAATACGTAGTCTGGTCAAAAGAAAACGGATGTGAATTTGTCAGGTTGTCAACCTTAGATGAAATCCTAGGAAGCAGGGCTGGTGTTCTTTATAGGAGAAAAGGTTTTAAGCCTATAGAGACAGCCTACATAAAGGAAATCTAATATGATCTTTACAGCTATAGCAACGGGCCTAACAGCAGCAGGTGTTGCTGGTGTAACAGCAGCAGGTGTTGCTACAACAGCAGCAGTTGGGGCTACTGCTTATGGTGTCCAGCAGTCACAAAGGGCAGCAAGTGCAGCTAGAGAATCTGCCCAGATACAGAGACAAGCAGCAGAAACTCAAGTTAGAATGCAAAGAGAAGAAGCCTCTAGAGCCAGACGCAGTGCTGTAAGACAAAGTATCATCGCTAGAAGTAGATCAAGGGCAGTAGCAGCAGCCCAACGACAACTAGGTTCTTCTGGTTACTTAGGTGGTATGTCTTCTCTTACTTCCCAACTAGGGGCTAACCTAGGGTTTAGCAGCATGATGTCAGGTCTAGGTTCTCAGTACACAAGCCTATCAGGCCAAGCCTCTTATCTAGGTGGTCTATCTCAAATGTTTTCTGCAAGGGCTGGCGTAGGCTTTACCTTGGCTAATGCTATTAGTGGTCTAGGTAATCTTTCTAGTGTACCTCCAGACTCTCCTACGTAATAAACATTTTACCCTAGTGGACAGCAATACTAATGACATCCCTTCTTACTCTTAATGATCAGATAATCAATGAGCAAATCCTCAAGGAATCTCTCATTGGTCCTCAGATCAGTAAACCTTACAACTCTAGGAGCCAAGTCGAAAGGACTAAGGCTCAAGAGATTTCTATCGCTACAGATTTACCTGTAGACCAGATAGAGGCTGAACGTGAGGTAGGTGACGATAGCTCAGAGGTTATAGCTAAGAACGAAAGTCTCAACTTTGACTACGCCTTAGCTATCAATCAAGCCTATCAGGATGGTCTACCACCTGAGACTATAGCAGCTATTATCGAAGAACGTAAGGAAAAGGGTGAAGACATGTCTCTTAGTGAGTACATGTTGGTTCAACACCTTATGCTCTCCGATGGTGACATAAACCCTTATGCAGCTAGAACCCTAACTAACATGGAAACATGGAACAGGTTGATGCAACAGGCCATCGAAGAGAATGACCAGAGTGGCATAGGTAAAGTACTCAGTTTCTTCGATGTCAATATTCTCAGAGAGATTACTATCGGTGCATTTGAGAACGTAACCCTTAGGTCTAACCGTGAAGGCGATACTATCAGGGCTGCATTTAACCAGATGAAACCTGAAGAGTTCGAGAAGTGGGCTTTAGAGTACATAGAGGAACGTAAAGAGGAAGGTATCTTTAGTTCAGATAGTATCTGGAACTTGTACAAGACAGCTAATGATGCAACCTACCTAGGGGATGACCCTATGTCTGGTGTCTATGCGTTGTTTGGTGTTGCTGACATAGCTACGCTTGGGTCAACAAGACTTGTAACAAAACCAGCTACTGCCTTGGCTAGACAAACAGGCAAGGTTTTAGGTATCACTAAGGCTAAAAGACCTGTTGATGTGATAGCTACACTAGGTGATGAGGTAGAGGCAGCAAGTGTATCAGCAAGGCTAGTGGATGATGTAGGTGCTCAGACAGATGAGATCAACGCTGGGCGTACACTACCAGAAGAACTAGACCCTGTTTCTGGGCCAAATGCTCGTCCATCAAGTGCCACAGTGAGAGACCACACAATAAAGACTAGGCTCACAGAAGAGTTAGAGCTAGCTAACCGAAGAGGCACCTTTGGTGAGTATGTACCTAGAGCCAGTATCGACGCCTTAGCCCTTAGAACAGCAGAGAGTATAGCTAGAAAAACAAACAACGTAGCTCTTACTCGTTCTGTCAAACCTTTGTCTGTAATTGATGAAGGCTCAGATGACTACAAGATCGTAGTTCGTATGGGTAAAGATAAGACAGGTGGTTTTTTCAGACGTAAGATGGACGCAGAGGCTATAGCTAAGAACGACCCTACACTAAGGGTGGTCAAAAGGGAAGAGGGACGTGGTTGGTACCTAGAGACAGAGAAAAGATTAGACATCTCTGATTTACCTGAGGCTATGCAGATAGTACAGAAGTCAGACTTTATCAGAGATGCTATCAATAAAGTCTTTGGTGCAGCTACTGTTCGCCTAGGTGACAAGCTAGGTGCTAAGTTCTTACAGGCTGAGTCTGGTCAGGCTCTCATAGGTGACCTCGTAAAGCCATACCAAAAGAAAATAAACAAGGTTAAAGGCAAAGAACTAGAAAACCTGTCAGATTTCATGACGCAACTACGTGATGGTGAGCTATCACATATGCGTCAGGCTCCTTCTGTAGCTAGCTTTGAGGCCATGTACAAAACTATGTACGGGTCTGCCCCCAGCAAAGCTACTACGGAAGGCTATGAGGCTCTTATCGACATCCTAGATACAACTTGGCAGATTAAATCTTCTGAGAGATTGAAGAGAGCCGTGGCTGCTGATGGTGTCTTCCTTGAGATGACCGATGAGTTTGGCAATGTAGCCTACAAGGTAGCTCAGAGCCAGATAGACGATGAGTTTATTCTTGATCTAGCTACACTAAGGCCAATCCGCAAGGATAAACTCAAGGGTGACCAGATAGTCTACAAGGTTCCTGAGACATTCATGGACCATCTATACTTTGTCAACCCTAAGAGTGTCAGAGTTTTAGAACGAGTAGACATCATGCCGTACAATATCGGTGGTCCTCGTACTAACTCTGAGTTCCGTTGGTTCTTAGGTACTGCTAAGGAGCAAAGGCTTGCCTCAGGTAAACAAATATCTATAGGTTTCAAAACTCTACTAGGTTCTTTTGGCAAGGATCAGATAGTATTAGCTAGAACTCAGTTAAATAATATAAGTCGTGCAGTTAAGAAACTCCTAGACCAGAATGGTATTGATGACATCGCATTACTTAGCCTAAGCAAAGCTGAGTATGATGAGCTAGGTGATGTTATCAGAGCTAACAACACATGGAATAAACATGTCACTGACCTAGAAGACTTACAGAGGCTAGCCCAAACTCACAAGTTTAACTTCACAGAAGAGTTCGTAGCTAAAGCTAGGGATGAGAAGATTTCCATAAGTGATGCTGGTGGTGATCCTACTCGCTTTGGTTTGTCAGTAGGTGAAGACGTAAGTGTCAAGATGAATAACCTTGGCATGAAACGGGGTGACACACCTCTCATTGAGTTTGGCGGTAAGTCAGCTACAAATGCTAACCCAATATCAGCTATCGCTGACCAGTTTGGTACTGAAGCTTTTGGTTATGCTAATCGTGCAGCCTCACAGAATGCTTTAGTTGGCTGGAATAAACTAGCAGAAGCTAACCAAGGACTAATCAGGAATTGGGATAGAGTTAGTGCTCTCCCTAAGAATGATTTCTTGGGTAGACTTTTGGAAGCTGAGGTTACCAAGACAGGTAAGTTTAATGATGTAGCTGCACAACTACGTGAGACACAAGATGTCATCAAGCGTAGGCTCAATCAACCTACTTGGTTGTCAGATAAGTGGGAATCCTTCACAAGGTCAGCTACTGAGTATGTCTTTGAGAAGACAGGATTCAAGTGGGACTTGGCTGCTACTGATCCTTCCTCTCAACTACTGAAAGTTGGCTTCTACTCTAAGTTTGGTTTCTTTAACCCAGACCAGTTTATGCTTCAGGGTTTGCATAGTCTTACCATAGGTGCTCCTTTGATAGGCATTTCTCCTACTCATGGATTTAAAGCACTAGGTCTTACAACACCTATGTTGATCATAGCAAACTCTAAAGGTGCCGCTAGACAGACAGCAGTTAAGCGTTTAGCTAAGATGTCTGGCTTAACTGAGGACGAGTTGAATACTCTTGTCAGATACATAGATGAAAGCGGGAGGAATATAATTGACAACCAAGTTATCGAACTCCAAGCTCCTCAAAAGTTTGGTGCGGCTAGCACTCTTACGGGCAAAGCTCAAGCATCAGTTGGAAAATTCTTAGATACCTCAACCGTTTTCTTTAGAGAAGGTGAACGTTTCTCTCGTATGACAGGGATTATTACAGCATTCCTTGAGCACAGAGCCAAGCGTCCTGACATTGATCCTCTGTCTCCCTCAGGTAAGACTTGGATTACCAACAGAGAGCAAGACCTAACCTTCCGTATGACTTCAGCATCCAGAAGTTTTGCTCAGTCAGGCCCGATGAGAGTACCTACTCAGTGGTTAACCTTCTCTCTCAGAGCTATGGAGAACATAGTTGTAGGACGTAACTTTACTGCTGGGGAGAGAGCACGTATGGCTCTAGTTATGGGGCCAATGTGGGGTTTGACAGGGCTTGGTATAGGCCGTACAGCAGGGTATGTCACAGAGAAATTAGGCTATTCCTCAGATGATCCTCAGGCTGTAGAGATGCACAACATGATCAAGTACGGATTATTTGATCAGCTTCTAGGTTGGGGTCTAGGTACTGAAACAGCGTATGCACAAAGGGCCGCACCTCTAGGTCAGGTCACAGATACCTATCGTAAGCTCTTCGATGAAAGCCTGATCACCACTCTATTCGGTCCATCAGGTGAGATTGCAGAAGACTTCTCCTCTGCTGGTGTCAATGCTATCAGGTCAATGTTTGGTGGACGTACTGAAATGGTACGAGAGGACTTGACACAAGTGGTTCGTAACTTGTCTACTGTTGACAAGATCGTAAAGATCAGGGAACTTATAGAAACTGGTAACTATCGTAGCCGTACACGTAGGTTAGTAGTTGGTGGTTTGACAACTAGAGATGCTGCTGCTGTACTTATGGGTGCTACCCCTGCCCCTGTGCAGAACTACTACGATTATCAAGAGATGGTCTTCAAGAAGAACGAAAAGTACCGTGAGATAAGAACCAGATTAAAGTCCAAGGCTGATAGAGCTATGGCCCTGTTAAGAGAAGGTGACCAAGAGGACTTCTTAAGAGGCTCTAAACTTTGGGAAGAAATCAATGATGAACTATGGGCTATGCCTTTGTCTAACGAGTTAAAAATATCTCTTCAGAATAGTCTTGTGAACGCAGGTCAATTAGCTGACGTAATGAGAGACTCCCACAAACTAGGTTTAGGCTATAATGCTGGCCTTCTTCAGTTACAAATGTATTAAGGAAAAACTATGGCTGGATATGCAATGGATTTAGGTGAGGCTGGTGCTCAATACGCACAAGGTGTCACAATGCCTAGTGCAACTGAGCTAGGTGCATCTGCCCAAGCGATAGAGGGTATAGGCAGAGGTCTCTTCAGTGTCATGGATAGCATGGTGTCCTCTGGTAAACAGAAGACACAAGCCTCTATTGACCGTGAGATGTACGGAAGCTTTGCTAAACGCCTACAAGAATTAAAAGGACAGGAAGGTCTTACCCTCAGGTCTTCTGTTAACTCTCTTATATCTGAGTACTCAGCCCAAGGTTTTGAAATTGATGCTAACGCATCTAAACTTATCAAGATGCAGACAGGTATTGATGTTGCTTACCTTAATGTATACCCTCAGCAAGAAGCCTTAAACTTAGTCAGTAAGAAGATAGCAGAGAACCCAGCTTACCTCGTTCTTGCAGAACAAGCTCTAGCTGCTACAGGCAAACCCTACACAGAACGGGATGTTCTTATAGAAGCTATGGGTCAAGTACAAGTAAACGAAGCAGCAGCTTTGTTCGTAGCTAATTCTAAGAATATAAATAACCAAAAGTTTTTAAACTCTTACGTACCTCAAGTAGAACCAGCTTTGGATAATATAATAGAGCTAGGTCTTATGGGAATGGATATTGAAATTGCAGGAGGTAATGTCTCTCCTCAAAGTATCCAACAACTTAGGGGTAAGTTTGAAAGTCTTAAAGCAACTATAAAAAAACCACCTATGGTTACTGACGATAACTGGCAAGTTATACAAAGAAAAATTGATAATGCTGAAAATATTATAAAAAGTCTTGAGTCTTATGACCAAGAAGAGTTAAAAAAAATAAAGGCGGGTATTATCACACCAATAGCAAAAGCTATAGCCTTACAAGCTGCGACTATGGAAGACCCAGCAGCAGCCTTTGCTATTCTTAGTAACTTAGATAAGGTATCTGATACTTGGATGAATAGGTATCTTCCAGAACAAATAAAATTATCTAAAGAAATCTTACCCCAGAACATAGAGTTTACCCCTCTTCCTGTCTTCCCTGAGTTAGCTGAACAGGTCAACCAGAACGTAAAAGAAGCTGTAGTCACGCCGACAGATGTTCTACACACTCAGGAATCTATTACAGCAGCAGAGAAGAGAACACCTAAAGACCGTAAAGAAGCTATAGACTTTGCCTATCTCAATCAGGTATCTCTACTTACACCTGACTCAATGGCTGAAGATTTCGCTAGGGAAAACTTTATCAGAGGCTTAGAGATAATCTCTGTCAATATGATAACATCACCAAACATTATGGATGATGCAACTATAGCTAAGATATTCTCAGAGGATACCTTTAATAAACTAAGGAAGCTCAAGCAGTACGATAATGATGCGTACTTGGTAACTAAAGAACGTATAGCAAATGCGTTACGATTCCAGAAAACAGCCCAGTCTACAGCAGTTTATGGTGCTCTCAAAGACCCTGAAAATAAATTCCTGACTGTAGGTGACCAAGGTCAAGTTATGATAAATGAAGAGGCTATTTCTACTGCTTATCCAACAGGTGAGAAAGTTCTTTTTAAAGTAAAAGACTTAGCCAGCACCTACTATAACAACGACCTCATGGAAATGTATAGAGACTTAGGCCGTAAGATTCCTATGGAACTAAAACGTGAGTTCAAAGGAACAAGTCTTGACTTTGCTCGAATAAATGAAGCAGTTAGAAAAGCTGACAGGCTTATGTCAAGTGTCACCAAGTACGATAAACTCTTACGTAGATTAGGTGCTCCTGTTGAGATGACTGAAGTAGAGCAAATAGAACAAGAAGCTTTGACTGCTGTAACAGCCCCAGATACATCTGATACCCAAGGTGTATCTACGGAAGCACTAAGTAGATTAGGTAGCAGCAGTAATCCGTACCTATTTACAGGAGATAGTGAAACACATGAAAGCCAGTACAATTCTCTACCTTCTGGTGCCTATTTTATTGATCCTTCTGATAACCAACTATATAGGAAATAAAATTGATATGGCTAGTCCGTGGAACAAAGGTACTCTAGTTGAATCTGATACTCAGGAAGTTAAACAAGAACAGCCGTCAGTAGAGCCTAGCTTACAACCTACTTCAACTACACAAGTAGCGTTAAAAAAAGTAGAAGCACAAGGTTATGATACTCTGTACGGTAACTTTGAAACAAAAGAAACACCATTCAAAGGTGTTCAAGTTTCTACAATGACACTTGGAGAGCTATACGATTTCTCTCAACCTTCTGGTGCATACGGACAGTATGTCAAACCTCGTCTAGCTAAAAATACTCAAGCATTTAAGAGGGGTCTCACTTCTACACCTATGGGTAAATATCAGATTGTAGGTACTACCTTACGCAGTGCAGCCAAACAAATGGGTTTAAGTGACGACACAGTATTTGATAAGAAAACACAAGATGACATCTTTCTTTTCTTGGCCCGTGATGCTGTGAATCGAGGTAAGACACAAGCAGCTAAACGTACAAACCTTCGTAAAGTATGGGAGGGTTTTAATTATATTAACAACTCCACTCTTGATAAAGTAATAGCTGAGATTCAATAAGATGGCTAGCAGTTGGAACAAAGGAACATTAGTTGGGCAAACAGATCAGCCTGTAAAAACTAATGTAATCAGGGAAAAGCAGCCTTCACAAGAGGAAGGTAAATCTTTTTTAGAAACGGTTTTAGATGAAGCGGCAAGTGCTCTAGCTACAGGGGGTAGTTATGTAGCAGATGTAGCTGAGAGTGCCTATGATTTACTTCCTGAATCCGAAGATATAATTGAAGTTGCTAAAAATATACCTGACCCTTTAGATTTTGTATTTAAAACAGCAGATGAAGCTGGTCAAAAATCTTTAGAAATACTTGAGGACATTCCTGATTTTGGAACAAGTGAGTTTAGGTTCTTCTACAACAATCTTTTTAATGCAGGTGAAACACTCACAGAAGAAAATCTTAACGCAACTGATTTAGAAACTTTAAGACAGGCTGTAATTAAAGCAAAAAAGGAAGGTAGAAATTCTTTAGATTATCCTGATTTTGGCACGTCTGAGACAGAAGTTTTAAAAGAAAGTGTTTGGTCAGGTCTTCTTAATCCCGACTTACGTATGGCTAGAACTGTCGGCGGTTTAAATTTTTATACGGATGAAGAGGGTAATACTGTTATTAAGAATACATATAATTTTAACAAAGGAAAAAAACGAACAACCTTTTATAATCAAATAAAGAAGGGTGACACGTCAGGCGCATTAAATACTTTATTTGAAAGTATCTCTGACCCCGTTGAACTAGCTAGTATCATAGCTTATGCTAGGCAAGAGAAGTTAAAAGAAGAAGGTAAACCCTCTGAGACTGAATTGGTTATAAATCTGGGTAAACTTCCATGAGACTTTTATTAATCCTAGCGTTAACTTTAACACTCAGTGGTTGTCTCAATCCTATGTCTCTCCTTGGGGGTGGTGGTGGTGGACCTACCGTTAACGCAAACACTCAAGTAGGCAAAGAGAATAACCAGTCAGCTATAGACCAAAGCAGAGACATCGAAGCTGAGAACGTACAGGTAGACGAGTCCAAAGGTTCATTCAATCTGGCTGGTTCAGTAGATAGTGTCAAGGTCTTGAACCAAGACATCCCTATGTGGGTTATACTCTTGCTGGTCCTAGGGTGGATGCTACCATCTCCCATAGAGATATGGAAAGGGTTCCTTAAAACTATAACATTTGGAAGATACCGTGGCTAAGATAGACAAATCAAAGATGAAGTGTAACAGCCCGAAGCGTCAGGTTTCAGGTGGTAAGAAGTTTGTTGTCAAAGCTTGTAAGGATGGCAAAGAGAAGATCATTCGCTTTGGTGATGCCAATATGAAGATCAAGAAGAACATACCAGCCAGACGCAAGAGCTTCAGAGCTAGACACAATTGTGACACAGCCACAGATAAGTTCACAGCTAGATATTGGTCATGTAAGAAATGGTAAACACAGGTCTACTATCGTATCTACCTCTACCTAGGATGCCATTCGATACACATGAGACTGTTGTCTTCCAAGATACTACACCTAAGAATAGGGTAGTAGAGGAATCTAAGGCTGCTGTAGATGCTAAGGCTCAGAAGTATAAGCACGAAGAAGCCTATACTTATCATCCTCACAACATGAACAAGGTACCACAAAGAGTAGGTGAGAACGTAGACTTCATAGTGTGGGGATGAGATGGACCCGTTAACAATTTTTGCTGGCGTTAAGGCAGGGATAGCTGCTGGCAAAGAGATAACCTCACTTGCTAAAGACTTGGGTGCTCTCTTCGATGCTATAGATGGTGCCAAGAAGGATCACGACAAGAAGAAGAACGGTCTCTTCTCGTCAGCTAATGAAGAAGCCTTAGACACTTTCGTTAAACGTAAGCAAGCTGACGATATAGAGAATCAACTCAGAGAAATAGTCATAGCCACTAGAGGATTCTCAGCTTGGCAGGAGTTGATAGAGCTACGTAAAGAGATCAGGGTCAGACGAAAGAAAGAACAGGAAGAACGAGAGAAGAGAAGAGAGAAGCTTTGGGAGAATATACTCTTCTGGGGTTTGATAGCTCTCCTTGTTGTCTTCACAGGTGGTCTAGCTTTGATTGTTCTTCTTGCTTACTTAGGTAAAATATAATGGCTCATACTGTATTAGATGATTGGAAGGTACTGCCTCGTCTGATGATGCTCGTATTCACTGTCATGAGTTGGAGAGTTGTGGAGTGGTTCATGCTTTTGCCTGACCCCACAACACAGCAGACTTCACTGGTGTCAGTGTGCATGGGTGCAGCCACAGGAGCCTTTGGTATCTGGATGTCAAAAGAGGTAAAGTAAATGGCAAGTAGTCCTAAGCCAAACAACCCTAGCCTATGGTCTAGAGCCAAGGCAGAGGCTAAGAAGAAGTTCAAGGTCTACCCCTCAGCTTATGCAAACGCTTGGGCTTCCAAGTGGTATAAGTCTAAGGGTGGCACATGGTCAGGTAAAGACAACAGAGTGAAGAAGAAGTAATGATGTATAAGAAACAAAAGACACCTACTAGATTTGCACCTAGGAAACTTGGTGATGTTCCTGTAGAACAGAAGTACATCAAGAAAAAGAAACCTAAGCCTAGGGTCTACAAGGACAAGCAGGGCTACACTGTGATAGATATTCCAACGTCAATAACTAAGAAGTTGTAGAGATTAATATGGCTAAGGGTGGCTTAGGTAAATGGTTCGCTGAAGAGTGGACAGATGTTAAGACAGGTAAACCTTGTGGACGTAAGAGTGCCAAGGGAAGCAAACGTCCTTACCCTGCGTGTAGACCTAAGGCAGTAGCTGGTAAGATAACAAAAAAAGAGGCCAGCAAAAAGACTGGCCCCAAGAGAGTGAAGTGGTCAACGACAGCTTCAGGGAAGAAACGAACTTAGGTTTTATTTTTCCTAGGGTTTACCTTAACAGGAACACATTGGACATCTGTTATGTAAGCACCAGCAGGGGGTGGCATGACAGCTACCATTAAGGCAGCATCCTTTATGCACTCCTCTTCAGTAGAAACTAAACGTCTTTGAAAGATAATTCCACACCCTTGGTTAAGTAACGGGTCACCTTCGATTAACCCACAGGCAACTGCCAGTGCTACAAACATAGTCTCCATATCATTTAGCCTCCATCTCTTCTACTAATCTGTTAAGGTACCATTGTGCTTTCTTCAAGTCCTCTAAAGGTTTTCCTTTGTATCTGTATCGGTGAAGGTATTTCTTAGTGTTACCCTCTAGGTATCCCATGAACATCATAAAGTCCATGTTGTCTTTCATGTACTCTATACACTCAATAGACCCATCTCCATAGTGAGGTGGGTTATTTATTATGTCAGACATTAATTAACTCCGCTTCTGTATAAGGGATATGAAAGAACTTCTCACCTGCGTGGATGTATCTACCTTTAGCTTCTCTCAAACCCTCTTCAGTTAACTGTGTGTCCTTGATTCTCCATACTTGCTTCAGGTCTTTACTGAAGACATAGAAGTTTAAGACACCCTTCTCCTCTTGATATTTAGCTAGAAGTCTTTTCTTTCTCTCTGGAATCCTGATCTCCTTCCAAGTGGTAGGCCAGCTATCAGTCCATGCTGTCTTCACCTCAGCCTCACTGTAGTATGTATACCCATCCTTCTGTGATACTACGTCTACGAAGTAGTCTTCATCTGAGGAGATAATGGTGTGGCCCCTCTCAGAGAGAAGGGTCACCAGTTTATCCTTAGCTGTCTGATCGTACAGATCATAAGCTTCTTTGTTAAACTTTCTTTTAGTCGGCATTCACAACTTCCTGTACGGTCTCCCATGTTGTCTCAGCAACAGGTACGACTACATCCTCTAGTACACCAAGTGATACCAAAGTTACAACAAACATTTCTATTAGACACATGATACTTTCCTTTATGTTAAGTCTACGATTTCACACACATCACCAGAGCAAGCCATCGTTTGCATAGCTACAGTGTTGTCTTCCTTCTCATACTCAGACAGCTTACTCCAATCAATCTTGTCTGGCATGACAGATAATAGCATATTATAGTCACTCTTGCCAATCTCTTGATAAGGTGCTTGCTGATAAGTATGCTCATTGTATGGCAAAAATGACACACCTGACATCTCATCGAAGTGTTTATGCACGAAGGCTCCTACCTCGAACCACTCATCAGGTCTGACATTGATAGTGACAGATGGTTTGTGTTCACACCAGTGTCTCTGATAGGTGAGCCAAGTCTCTAGTTGTTCTATTGCTGTCAGGTCAGAGGTAACAACTGCACCATCTGGTGACTTGATAGGGAACGAGAAGACAGTAGTGTTAGTTGGCTTCATTACATCTGGTTCGTTAGGTATACCCATGTCCTTCATGAAGGCGGTAAGGGGGTCTTTGTTATCGGCTCTAACGGTTCTAATGTAATAATTCGAATACCGTGCATGTATTCCTGAGGCACTGTCAACGAGTTGCGAGACTGTTCCTGATGGTTTGACACACGTAATAGCAACGCTAGGATTAACACCAAGCTTATTGCTGACGTCAGTATTAGTATCAACTGCAACCTGTCTAAGGTGCGCAAGAGTTTTTGGTAGACCATGATTCTTACTCGTTAGTAGTGGGTTATCCATTATCCCTGTGAGTGACACACCAAGCAGACGTTCTTCTTCTGTGTTTCGCTGCCACACCTTTCGCAGATATGGGAAGTGGGTGTAGACAGATTGAATTGTTCCCAGAACTGTTGCAATACGTACCTTTCGCTCAAGATCGTCGATAGTGTCCGTAGCCCTGACCACAACTTCAGTGAGATTACAGAACTGATATGGGCGTAGGATAATCTCTGAGCAAGGATTAGTTCCGAAGTCATAGTCAGGATCACGTCTGCCATACTTCTCAGCTTGTTTCTTAGATGCTTCACGATTGAATACTCCTCGTTCTCCACTTCCTGATTCTACTAAGGCCATCCATTCTCTCAGGAATGAGACAGCATCTGGTTTTTCTGTGTAGCTCACACTATTGTTAGCCAAGGCTCGTTGCTTATTGTTCTCCCACCAAGCACCTGACTTAGCGTGACGCATACGGTCATCTGACAGGTTAGACAGAGAGATCATAGCTGACCGTCTGACACCACCTACAACTACGATCTCACCTACCTTACACATGATGTCATGACACTCAATGCTAGACAGCTTGCGTCCTTGAGCATCCTTAAATGTCTTGATAGTAAAGTTGAAGAGATCAACGAGAGGTGCAGGGCCACTGGCTCTACCCCCGAATGTCTTTAGTCTAGCACCAGCAGGTCTGACTTTAGATGTATCCCACTGAGGGATTTCACCAGCCCAGAGGAGAGCCAACAATTGTCTGAACGCCTTAGCCCATCCCTCCTTGCTGTCCTTCACAACGATAGTGGTATCGCTTTGGAAGAGAGTAGGGATTTCAGGGAGCTTACTGACGTACTGCCTCTCGACACTGAAGCCAACACCAGTACCACAAAGCAAGATGAACATAGCCTCATCGAAGGACTTAGGGTCATCTACGGGTAAGTAGCTACAGTTATACATACAGGTGTTGTCCCTCTTAGAGGCTGGACCTGCTGTCATCATTGACCGCATAGATGGCATGACCTCTAGGCTTAGGATAGCATCTCGTATTGACTTTGTGTATGTGTCCTCGCCTAACTTAGGGTAGACAATGTTCTCCATGTATCGTTCTACTGTGTCTTCCCATGACTCACGTCCCTTACCATCGAAGTACTTTGCGTACCTTGATTTGTGTATGAACTCTTGGTAATCTGTTGGTAAATAGTTGTTCATCTTTTATCCCCTGAACCCCCTAGTGTGCCTCGTTTCTGTCTGTCTTCTAGTTTCTTTAAGTTATCATAAGCTATGTCTGACAGATTGAAACCTAAGTCTTTAGCTAAGATAGCTAGATACCACAAGACATCACCTAGTTCCTTAGCTATGTCATCACGATCAAACTTATTGTCTCTTAGTATCTTCTTTACTTTGTTAGCTACCTCACCTGCCTCACCTACCATACCTAAGGTAGGATACAGTATAGCACAGCTAGCTGGATAGATAGCCGTACTCCTAGCTTTCCTTTGGTATTCATTAAGTGACATCTCATGGCTGTTGTAATATTCAAAGGCTTCTATGTCTGTCTCGTTTATCATTCTTCCAGTCTTCTCCACTCTTCTATTTCTGCGTCTAGATTAAAGTAATCTTCTAAGTCTATCAACCCTTCTTCTACTAGGTACTTGATGACAAAAGTATTCCTTATGTCGTTCTCTTCTAGAAGAAACTGTAGATCATAGTTCTCAGCAAGAGCAAGTATTTTACTCTCTTCGTCTAGCATTGTCAAGTACCTTTCCTTTCTTTTATCCACTCAAGAGGTATCTCTTCTTTAGCCCATTTGAAACCATGCTTATCACACCAGTCAGCATATGTTGTCTTTGATCCTTTGTAAAGCTTAGAGTTAGGATTAGAGAAAACAAATCTAATGTCCAAGTCAGGGTGTTGTTCTTTTATCATCAAGTGTTTCTGCCTGTCAGATGTGATGAATCTTCCTTTAGTTTCTACTATGATTCCGTTAGCCAGTACAAAGTCAGGTGTGTAGGTTCTGTATCTCAGGTCTTGCCATCTGATTTTTATTTTCTCGTATGTGAACTTTACCTTGAGTTTCTTTAGGTACTTGGCTGTGCGTTCCTCTAGCCCTGATCTGAATCGCATTTGGGTGGTTCCCATATCTGACCCTCGAACCTACGCAGCCAGAGAAGCTTACCGTTTTCTATTACTCTGTCTTCTTCTCCACCGTAACTACGCAGACAAGCCTCATACATATCAGCTTCCTCTTCGTAGTCCTCAAGTATCTTCTCAGCTTTCTTTGGACCTATGCCGTACAGACCTACGATGTTGTCAGCCCTGTCACCTGTGAGTATCTGGGAATAGAAGAACCTGTTACCCTCTACCTCTGATACCTTAGAGAAAGACTTGCGGTTAGGGTTGAAGTGTCTGCAAGGTAGCTGCATCATGTCCTTGTCAACTGAGATAATGATACAGTCAGGTCCATATTCAGTAGACCAGATTCCTATTAGATCATCAGCTTCTTCACCGTCTGACACGATAGCACCCCACTCCTCTATCATGTGTTGACGTACACTTTGGAGATGCTTAGGTTTCTCTGCGTCTTTCCTGTTACCCTTGTACTCATGAGTGGTGGCTATGTCGTACCTGAAGTTACCCTTACCTGTAAGGAATACTTGGAAGTCTTCTTCACTTACTTCCCACATGACCTTGTTAAGAGAGTCCTCTAAGAGTTCATCTACCTTATCAATTGCATCCTCTATGTCACTGTCTTCACAGGAGAATGCTGCACGATAAGCAAAGGTATCCCCATCTATCAGAACTTGTTTACTCATCTTGCTCCTCATCTTTGTTGTATCTGATATGATCCTCTATGAAGTCATACACCAACTGCATACCCATCTTTGCGGCTGCACAGTACAGTACAAGCTTCAAGCCTTCCTCTGCTAGTAGTCCACGAGCATGTGCATCCATGTGAAACTTGTAAGTTGCACCACCGTCTTCGTGTTCTTCTACGGTTTCGACACCAATGATACCTGCATCTTTACTCATTGTTTCTTCCTTTACATAGTGCCATCCACGACACGGGAAATAGTTTGTGCATCTTTACACTGATCTGATTGGCTACCTCTTGTGTCTCTGCCTGTGTATCAGAAGCACAACGCAGGTTACACATATCAGCAAAGGCATCTAGTGATCCTGACCAGTACCACTCAGTCATGGTAGACTGTGGCAGTACCATGCGAGCCTGTTCTGGTGCTACCCCTACATCAAGCAGAAGGTTGTATTGTTTCACTGACCGTACCCAGTGCTCTCGCATTTCTTCTCCAAGATACAACGGCCCAATGATTCCATGGTTTTCAAAAAACACGACATCTTCAAGATCAACGACACCATCAGACCCCTGCTTCTTATCATCACTACGTCCACGCCATACGTCAGGCACATAGAACTCAGGCTCATCATCGACATACCTACGGCTAATCTCATTCCAACGTAGGAACTTATGCTTCACAAGTTGACGTGCCACAAAGATAGGAGCTTTTACGTGAAAGCTGGCAAAGCAATGCCCGAAGGGTGACATGTGTTTGTGATCTGCCAGATACCAGATTAGTTTCTCATCCTTGTCTGTTGTGTATGTGGTGTTTGACTTCTTGCCGAAGCTTACTCGTGCTGCATTAACAACAGTGATATCACTGCCCATGTGATCTATAAGAGTTACGTCAATCATCAGTTTCTACCTTCTTCTTCAGGATCTATATAACTATAATTACTTACATCACCACCTAATAAACTTATAGCATCTATTAAACTATTATGTACGTCATAGTACAAACAACCATGTGTTGATGATACAGCATTACTACTAAGTACATCATCACTACCATCAAGCAGATACTTTAATGATCTTATAACAGTTTCTGGATTATGTTCTTTCATCATTTTTCTTTCCTTTGTGTTTTTCTTTTCGTTTGGATATAGGTTTTTTCTTATCAGGTATCACCCTCTGTTTATACTTGGGTTGCCTGAGATCTTTTGCCATAGGATTCTTCATTGCTTTCTCCTTTCTAAGGCAGACTTAGCAGCAGCATAGGTATGCTTTTGATAGGGGTTCAGTGACGATATGTTTTGGTGTCCTGTCACAGACATGATGGCAAGATGGTCAACACCTGCATCAATCATTTCAACAATAGCACTCTTGCGTAGGTCACCAATGCGTAGATCATCTGGTACTCCTGCTTCCCTCTTAACCTCATTAGCTAGATGGGACACTTGAGTTATATCAAGTGGCCTGAAGGCACGGTCTGCAGGTCTATGGTAGGGTACTACGTACTCTTGAAACCCCCAATCCTGACGTTGCTCAAGCAGCATGTCGTAAAGATTATCAGGGATAGGTAGCTGCACAGTAGCACCTCGTTTGGTTTGGGTTATTGTAACAATACGATTGTCCCAATCAATCTGATCAAACTTCATCAGCCTTATGTCGGTTGGACGTTGACCCCACTCGTAGCACATTAGTGCTATTAATCCTATGTTGCGCCATCTGAATTGTGTGAATGCTGTATCTAGAAACTTTACCACATCTTCGTTACGCCATACAACAGAACGAGGGTTGTGATTTCTTTTCCTTACATTGGACATTGGATTCTTTATGATCAAGTCAAGTGACTTGCAGTAGTTCAGGACAACAGACAGAACCCTAGAAAAAGCATTGGCTGAGTTGATGCTGATCTCCTCACACCATTTATCATACACCTCTGCACAATGTACAGCAGTAAGATCTTTTATCTTAATAGATCCAAACTGTTTATTAAAAATATAAGTATTATTAATACTATTAAGATTAGAATCATAAGACTTCTTAGAATTATAAGAGAGAGATTTATAATGGACTGTTGTCATATAGTGCTTGGAAACTTGCAACAAAGTAGAGGTAGGGCCGATGTTACCTGCTACTATTTCTCCACGTCTAAAGGCTTCGACCCTCTCAATTAGTTTTGGTATCTCGAAACGGGCAGTACGCCCGTCCCGAAAACTTTGTCTTGTTACAACACCTGCATCAAGTGCATCTTTGGGTGGCTCAAATCTCCACACTACACCTGTATTAGTCTTGCATTCTTTAGTGTATCTGTAGGTCATTCCTGTACCCAATGTAGTACTTGGTGTAGTTTTTCTACACCATTGTCTATACCTCTTACTGCTTCGTGTATGGATACATCATAGCCCCGAAAGGCTATGACGTTAGCAAAGTGTACAGCATCTGACAACCTTTCGGTTGTAGTTTCTCCCACTAAGTCTTGGTTGTATGTAACTTCTGTTAAGTACATGGTTTGCTCTATCATGCTCTGCCCCCATTGATTACTATCAGTTGAGGGCCACGGTTCTTTTGTTTGCCAACTATAATTTCTTTGAGAGCTTGGTATCTCTCAGGGTTATAGTTACGCATATGTATGTGAGGCTCGTCTTCCATTACATCAAAGACTGCATTTGGAAATGCCTCACTTAATATTTCTACCATGTGACTAGCACCATGAAAGGTTGAGCACCTCATAATGAGGCACTCTTCCAATTCATCTACTTCACATTCTACTACGTAATGATTCATAAATCACCCTGCAAAGTTGTGTAAACGCCGTTCAGATGAACGATTAAACTTGTGTTCGATGTAGACTGAACGTCTACGCAGATGAACATTTGTCATACAATCACCCAAAGATATTTTAAATCCTCGGCTGCTGTTCTTGCGTCCTGCTTGGCGCTTACGTGTTAGACCTTTGACACCTAGGAAGTTAAACCTAAAGCCTTTGGTGTCATCGTTTAGTGGTTTAGTTGCGAATAGTACAAACATTGTTTACTCCTTTTCTGTTTGTAATTTAATTAATAATTGTTGGCAAACTCTTTTGTCTCTAGATATTATTACAATCTTTCCTTTATCATCATAGACAATATACTTGCCTGTCTTTGTTTCTTTTATCATAGACATTAATACTTCTTCACTTTCTCTACAATAGTGTTTATCTGGTTGCCAATCGTGTAGCATATTCTGCAGTCTTTACACTTTTGACCAGTACAGTTTTGTCTATCTTGATACTCATGCTCTAGCACATTGTTGAACGTCTTGTCAAATCCTTTTGGTGGCTTGCTCATGATGTGAGACTTCTTAGGGTTTGAGTAGATCAAGTTAAGGTTATCTGGTTTACCATTATCTTTTAACCACCTGAATACTAGATCAACCCTCTTAGTCCATAGCGCAAACGTACACCAAGGATTATCTTTGACAATAGCCATGAGGTTTTCTAAGTGTTGCATGTTGATCAACTCACCATGAGCATTGAACCTGAACATGGCAGCATTGATCCTTGGTATTTCATAAGGTTCTAGTGGTCTACTAGACAACAAGTCACTATTACGTTGTAACGCTGCTTGCATGTTCTTTCTGTACGTGTTGAGCATAGCATGACTGTAGCAATCACCACATATGTTTTGACCGTCTTGTTTACCTTTGATGTGCTGCTTGTTGCAATAGTCGTTAGTGATCGTGTTAGTACTGATAGCTTGAAAGCCCTCAAGCTTACCAGTCATTTTACTTATGTGTACTGTCATGTTATACTCCAATTTATAGCTATCTCTTTGCCAGTTTTAGGACAGTTGTA